TGTTGTTCGCTGCGCCGGTTTTGACGCCGATGGTTCCAGAGGGAGAAACCGCTATCCCGCCGCCATTCCCTTCAACGTCGATAAAAACCGTGGTGTTAGCGGCTATGGGAGCGTCGTAGAACAGGGCTGTAGCTTGTGTGTACGTTGTCCCCGTATCGTGGTGATACAGGCCGAACGTGGTTGCGGTACTTGAATTGCACACGGCAACGCGCGTAACCTCAGTGTGCTTCGTGGCAGTAAATGCCGTCGCCGCTGTTGTTGACGATGGCCTCGTTTGGGCCAGTAGTGATCCGGGGGCTAACATGGAATTCACCGACTATATGCTTCTGAAAATGGGCGTGCTGTGCGCGCTGGCATTCATTGCCGGGCTGTTTGGCTTGCTGCCAGACTAGGAGCGCCGTAGAGAAGTCCCGTTCTCGCCAGTGCTTTCAGCGTCTTAGGCGAAACAGCACGGGCCAGGGGCTGTGCTGCGGACGATGCGGCGTCGCCAAGCAATCCGCCAACCCTGCCAGCCCCGTAAAGCATTTCCCCCATCAGACGAGGGGAGGTGAACGGTGCGGCTGCTAATACGGTAGGGTTTGACAGCGCGGCAAGCGGAAGCCCCACCTTTTCAAGCGATCCGACCATCCCCCTAGGCATCCATGAATTCATGGACTGCCCTGCAATTGACGGAATCAGGCTAGCCCCGCCTTGTTCCTCCAATTGCTTCGCCAGATCAAGTCGGTTGCCATAGCTCGTCTGGACGTTGTTGCGCATCAGGGATTGCAGTTTGCGAACCGACGTATCCGCTGCCGCCTTGTTGCCGAGAGACAGCGAACGCTCTATTTCTGAAATAAGCTCGGAGGCGCGGGAGTAATCCCCCATGACTTTGCTGTATGCCGGGGCTTGCTTGGTTATCTCGCCCTTTACAGCATGGTAAAGCTCATCCGCCGCTTTCCTTGCGGGAGACCCAAACTGCGTAGAGTCCCGGAGGTCTCCCACAGCCTTTTTCAGTGCATCAAGCCCTTCCGGCGTGTGATATTCACCAGGGTCTAGCGACTTCCATTGCGACACAATGTCGTCAAGCTCTTTGACCGTATCCGCCGATTTGGCATTGATCTGGACACCCTTGTATTTGCCCATGCCTGAGATTTTCTGCATGGCGGCGTCAATGGGCGCGAAGTCGAGTACTGTCTTGTCGTTGGCAATATCGACCATCCCGGATCGGTATTGCTGTTGCCGGGCCATGCGGAGATTAGAAACAGCCTGCTTTGCGCTAGTCACTACCTCGTCAAAGCCGACGTTTCCGCGCATGTTCTCCACGAAGTCATCAGCGCCCGACTTGCCCGCTTGAAATGCGGCTTTGACGGCATCCGCCCCGGTTCCCGTAGAGGCTCCCAGCACGTTCGCCCCAATCCCACCGGTTGCGCGGCCAATCGCTTTACCTGTCGCCCCCGCCACTTTCACTGCGCCAGGGAGTAGCCCACCGATAACCGCGCCTTCACCGGCTTGGGACGGGTCGATAAGCGCCATTTGCCCGCCGCCTGTGACTGCCCCGCCCGCTGCTCTAGTGGCAACGTCGCCAGCCCTGCCGATAAGTCCAGTAGCCGCAGGACGCCCAAGCGAGAAGCCGCCCGATTCAATGGCCGCAACAACCGGAGCCGATGCCCCAAGTTTCCCCGCCGCCTTACTGAGCAAGCCACCAATAGGGAGCGTTCCGGAAATCTCTGTCCCTATCTTCCCGGTCTGATAAAGCCCTGATTCCGGGTCTGCGCCAAGGGCCTGCAAAGCGGCATCCATAGATGCCCTGCGCTCTCTGTTGGATTCCAGAGACAACCCTTTTCCGGCAATCGCATCACGCGCAATATCAACCGGGGCGAGTAGCGTTGCGCCAATGCTTCCAGCGCCCCTAAAAGCGCCAGCGGCCAAGTTGCCAACGTCGCCTGCGATTGACCCCTGCGGCTCTAACTCTGCTGGCGCGGCTTTGGGCGCATCATCAAACTGCCCAGCCTTTAGCGCAGTGGCGAGCGTCCTTGCGGCTTCAACGTCGCCAGCCTTGTCCGCTCCGATTAGCGCCCGCTCAAGTTGCTGTCTAGTTGGCATATTTGTCCACCAGAGATTGAATGTCGCCGCCAGCGGGGGATTGCCCATACGTTCCAGAGCCGTACAACTGGTCAATCAATTGCAATTGCTGTTTGTTGACCTCATACCCATATTTCGGATTAGTCGCCATGTTCAACATCGTTTGCAGCTCAACGTTGCTGTTCATCTGCTGAGAACTCATATTGGTCGCGTTTTTGATCATTTGAATAAGCAGCGGGCGCTTCATCTCGATGGACTGCCTTGCGGCTTGATTCGTCGTCCCTGCCATAGCCCCTGCCGCCTGACCTGCTCCGCTGTTGCTGGCCGCAGCGATCAAGTTCGTGGTCATGTCGTTATCTACCGACGCCACCCCGCCGCCCTTGTGCAGCGCATCAAACTGGCTGGCTATCTCGTTGACGAGATTGGTTACGCCAGATTTGGCTTCAGTTTGCTTTTGCGCCTCAAGAGCCTGCGGTGATCCGGGAATATTGCTAAAGCCAAGTTCAGGGCGAGAGGGATCGACCCACGTCATGCCAGCGGGAGGCTTTGGCAGCCCGGTGTTGACGTTCACCGCAGTCTGCGGCTTGATCATTGACTGCATCATGATCTCGCGCCCCTGAGCAGACATTGGATCAATGCCCATTGCCCGAAGATTGCTCTGCAGCGATGTCTCTTTTGGTTCTGTAGGAGTTGGGGCTAGCAGCCCCCCAGCCTGGAGCATTGCCGGATCGCCATAAGCCGCAGCCTTCATCCTCAATTGAGATTGAAACGCAGGGTCTTGCAGGAGTGCGGGGTTTTGCGATGATCCAGCGGTTAACAGGGCTTGCGTGTACTGTTTCCTAGCGTCGGCTTCCTGCTGTGCGCGCAACTGGGCTTCGGCCTGCTGCATCTGAAGCTCGCGCATGCGCTCCAGTTTTTCGTTCAGCCCCTTTTGCGCCATCTGTTCCCGGAGGTAGTCCGCTTCCTCCTGATTGCCCCCACTAGCCAGGGTCATCATGAACGCATCTTTCACCCTAGGCGAACCCAACAGCCCGCCGACCTTCGCGCCAAATCCTCCGAGCAATCCGGCCATTATCAGCCCCCCATCACATAGGCTTTAGACGCGTTCTGGAGCATGTTCCCGAGGAAGCTACCGAAGGCAGAACCCCCGTTGTCCACGTTGTTATTCGTGGTGCCGAATTGAGAACCGGGGATTCCGTTCAGCCATGCCGTGTACTGGTTCAACTGGTTTTCAGGACGGTTCTGGTAGAAATTGAAGCGGTCCATTTGATCGCCCAACATCTCCCCGGCTTTCCCTTCGACCTGCGCCCCGATGTTCCCGAGCATGCCGAGGTTCTGCCAGTCCTGTTGCCCCAACTGCATCCCGAGATTCGCCCCGCCCAACTGCTGTGCGAAGTTCGCGCTACCCAATGAGTTAAACCCGGACGCGAGGTTAGCCCCCATCTGGCCCATGCTGTTCGCCGCGCTCAGTTGATTGCTGCGCTCGTTGGCGTAGTTGTTCCCGTAGATGTTCGCGGCCATGTCGGTCATGGAGTTTGTGTAACCCGTGTTAGCCATGTCCATCGCGGTTTGATGGGCCATTGAGCCTGTGCGCCCTCCGCTTCCAAACGTAGCGTTAACCCCTGGCATCACGTTGTTCTGGTATTGCTGATTCACACCTCTAGCAGCGGAATTAAACATGCTGTCTAGATACGGGTTTGAATTGAGGTAGTTTCCCTGCATCGTGCTTTGCAGTTGGCCCATCCCAAGCCCGCCCTGCTGAAGCATACCCATACCGGCTTGGGTAAATGGCGAGTTGCCCTGCATTCCCTGCATGGCGACATTGCCCACCATAGGATCGAACTGCGACCCCATGAGCGCCCTGTTTTCACCCAACTGCATCGCCATCTGGCTTTGCGGGCTGAAATTCGTATAGGTCGCATTGGGAAAGTAGTTAGGCCCGCCCGAGTTATAAAGGTTCTGCGCTTGGGCATACGCATCCGTCAAATACGGCTGAAGCGGCCCCCACGGGGTAGATGTGGTCGTACTGTCCTGCGCGCCCTGATCGCCACCGAAAATGCTGCTGGCAATGTCACTAACCTTGTCGAAGATTCCCATGTGATTTCCTTATGCGTTCCAGTTAGGCCCAAGTGCCGCCGCTACTTTTTGCGCCTGGAGGCTGTTGGGGTATTTCTTCGCGTACTCCAGTACAGCCGGATTCACATACCCCGAACTCATCCCGCCCGTAGCGCCGCCACCTTGCGCAAGTACATCCGCGGACATAGGATCACCGCCCAACATCGCCCGAGTCCTGAGCGCGGCCTGTGACTGTTGAGTCAGCGCGTCGTAATGCTGCTGGGTAGGCTGCGCACCATCGAATCGCATGGTGTCGTACTCGCGCTGGTTCATCGTGGTGCCTGAGACCGCAGGAGAGGGCGTCAGACTCGATGTGGGGGCCGTTACGGCCTTGGGCTGGTATTGGGTCGTCTGCGCCCTTTGAGCGGCCATAGCGTCGAGATAGGCTTTGACGGCTGGGTTGCTCATGTAAGCGTTGTACGTCGCCTGATCCAACGGTGCGCCTTGGGGAACGGTGCCGTAGGGATTCTGAGCGCCCGCAGGAGATCCACTTTGCGCCGGAAGCCCGCCCTGAGTTGGAGGCGTGTTCAACCCCTGAAATGGGTTGTATTGGGCGGGTTTAAAGGAACCGTCCCCGTTAGAGGTCCACCCCGGCATCCCTCTTTGCATTGCAGTCGTAAGCCACGGGTTTTGGCTGTTTGCCTGCGGCATCAAATACCGCTGCATCAAGGGGGATTGCTGCGCCATCTGGCGAGAGTAGTAGCCGTTGTTTCCATACGGATCGTAGGCCGGAACGTTCATGCCCATTGAAAGCGTTTGAGCAAGCTGGTTCATCGGATCTGACGCCAACGTATGGTTCTGCGGCAGACTGATGCTCGGGATATTCGCCCCGGTAGGAGCCGACCGATTAACGGCAGTTGGTGAGGGAATGAACGGGTTAGCAGGCGCGGTCATTATCTATTGCCCTCCGGGACGGCGTTTACATCAAGCCCCACCGCACGACTGAAGCCGCCGCTAATGGTGACTCGGAAAGTGTGGTATCGACTGTTAGCGCGCGTGGTGAACTCACCCGCACTATTGAGCGTGGAGGCTGGCGAGAACACCGCAGAGCTTGCCAGCGTGGAGCGTGAGGCTATCTGTGCCGTCATCGCCCCATAGCCCGAGACCAATGGGCGCATCTTGTTGATGAACAGCCTGCGGTCGCTCTGCATCTCTCCCGTTTCCAGGGTGGCAGTTAAGGCAGAACCCGTAAACGTGGCCGCTTTGTGGGCCGTTGTGAATGCCCCTACAGAGATTGCCCCGCCTAGCCAAAACCGATCATCCAGCGACAGCGTGGCCGCATCAATGTCCGGCATGATCGTATCCATTGAGTCAATCGTGTAGCCGGGGCTGGAGAACTCGAACAGGATTTCGGAATCAATCTTGCCGTATGACCAGCGGTTAAGCGACCAGTCGTAAATGATCACCCGATCCGCAGTGCTACTTCCGGTCGAGAATGACCAGATAACCCGTTGGGCCTCCCGGTCTGCTACGCCCCTGATCGTGGTTACATCAGGGCAATTGGACTTCAGCCATTCCGTAACCCGGTTGTCGCTGATCGACTGCGACCCGCCCCCAACGGAGAACACGCGGAAACCGTCCCACCCGTAATAGAAGATTCGGCTACCTACAGGGACAACGCTGTTTCCTGCGGGAGTTCCGGAATCTACCTCTACCTCGTCAATCCTGAAGATTCGGGGCGGTCCTTCATAGGTCATCACCCGGATAGAGTGCTCCTGAAATATCACCCCAACCGCGCCGCCGATGATCTTTTGAACCCGGCCACCCCTGCCGAACAGTTCCTGCGAATCCGACTGCGTAGCCATCGAGGCAGTCCACAATTCCGAACTGTTAAACCCGCTCCAGCGAATCCAATTCGGCTTAGTGTCCAAGTCGCCGAGGACGATGAAATCTCCCACCACTGCAATACGGGCCGCTTTCGGAGGCGAGCCGGGCAGATCGGCAAACAGCGTCCCGGAACTCATGTCGAAGTATTGGGGATTTATCGCCGGGTCAACCGCGATACAGCGATCACCCCACAGCGCGAACTCCCAATTCGTCCCGCCTGTGTAGTTGCCAGATTTGCTAACATTGCTCCACGTCGCCCCTGAGAGGCGGTAGAGCTTCGTAGCATCTCCCGCATAGACCCGAACCGTACCCGTCTTGTCGGCGAACCACGCGGCCCCTATACAAGCCCCTGTGAGGGCGTCTGTAACGTCGCTCAGGCTGTTTAACGGCAAGTACCCATCCGCAGCCGGTACGCAGTTCTCCGCGACCGTCAGACCCTTGACGGACAACGAATCTATGTCAGGGGTCCACTCGCCGAACGGGAGGATCATGGAACAGCCCCGGTCATCACCCTGGACAGCGTTCCACTGCCAAAAGTCCCGGCTTTGTCTCGGCGCTTCAGTGCGGCAATGGCAGATGAATAACCCGCCACCCACACTTGCACCCGCTCATCCTCTTTGATGTAGGGGGATGCATGGGCCAGAGAGCCATACAAATAAACGTCGTAGGCATTCGTCAAAAGCCAATTCGTATCGGCATCATCTGTCAGCGCATCATACGGGCGGTAATAGCTAATCAATGCGTCAGGGGAATCTGTAGGGGGCGGGGCGACTACCAGATAATCCCCCTCCACCGTGTAATACGCGGGACTTCCCGTGTCTCGATACGCAGCCGACGAATACAGCGAAGCGGGTGGGAGGTACTGCAACAGCCACTCCGTATCCGAGTCAATCGTGATCCGCTCCATTTCGAGGAAATCAGACGGCAACGCCATGCTTTGAGCGGTCAACGTCATGGTGGAAGTCCGCAGCATCTGCCGAATGCGCAAATCCCTGCGAATAGCCGCTTCAGCAAGCCGAACGAATGACGGAATAGCCGCCGTCAGATCATCCCGCAGTAACCACACGGCAAGGTCTGACTTCAGCGTGGCGTATGTCGTCACAGTTTCTGATTCCTCAGTTTCGAGTAATCCGGGTTATTGATCCGTTGCGCGAGGAACGTGGGCCATTCCCATTTATCCGCGTGCTGTTTCTTCCACTCATCACGCCAAGCGTAGTAGGTTTCAATCGGGATTCTGGCCCCGATCCGGCCTGCCGCTTTCCGGTTCACGTTCTCCGAATCGTGCCGTAGACTGTCGATGATCTTGTCTACCCTTTGCGTGCGCTTAACCGTCATCCCATCGTCATCGTGGGTAATCTCGGTCCTTACACCATAAGGCGACCAGATAACGGTGTCAGTCATCGAGAACGACCTCGAAATGCCCCTGTTTAAGATAGAAGTTCGCTTCTTCCTTCGTATCAACAGTGAACACTTCGCCGGGGAAAATCTTGCGCCGCTGCTCTTTGCGGGCGTAGTCGGGAATGTGCTTCTCCAGCGGGAAGAAATTACCCACCGCCGCCGCACCGTTATTGAATTGCTTGATCTTCAATTTGACTTTCATAGGATTCCTTTCGGCTTGTCCTGAAACGAAAAAAGGGGCCGAAGCCCCTTAAGGAAAAGGGGGCCGAAGCCCCCTAGTTAGCTGTCATTGAAAGCCGTACCGTCTCAGCTAGTCATCGCAAGGCTTTCGTCAATATCAGCCACGATGCCCGATGCAGCCTCGTTTTTGCTGATAAGCGTGTAGTCCGCGATGATCACCTTATCGTTGCTGTCGCCGACCTTTGCCATTTCCTGTACGGTCATGGGGGTCAGGTAAGCAACGGCCCAGTACTCCGGATCAATGACGAGTACGTCGTCATCGCGCAGGATGTAGTTTGGAACGATATCCAGCTTGCCGAAGTCGCTCACATACACGTCAACCGCGCCGACAACGGTCAAGCCCTTGGAGGGGCTGCGTCCGTGGTCTTGGAACGGCGTGGCGATACGCGAGGTAGACGAGAACATGTACTTCGAGAATTGCTGTTTTACGGCAAGGCTCGTCATGATCATGCTCGGACGGCCACCGGCTGCATGGCAGCCTTTGATGATCGACAGCAGAGTTGCTTCCGACAATGCGCGGTCCGTGCCGTCAATAGGAGCCGTCGAAGGATAGCCCTTAGTGGTTCCAGAGAGAGCAGGAGCGGCACCCGCACCACCGCCACGGTCGTCGTTGGTCAGCAGCCAGGACGGCACACCGGCACAGGTCGGAGCGGCAGTTGCCGTGCCAGCCGATGCCACTTGGCCCTTGAGCAGAGTCGCTTCAATGTCGCGGCGAAGCTCTACGCCCTTTTTCGTAATCAGGCGTGCGAGTTCCGACTTGCGGCCCGCTTTGGTGACGGTATCCGCACGGCGGGTTACGCGGATTTGCTTGGCACTGATCTGGCAGTAGTTGCCAACGCGGTGCGGCGCGTCCATCGTATCCGGCGTGAAGGTGAAGCCGTCAATCTGGGCATTGGTCGCAACCGGGGTCGCCAGATCGTCAAGCAGCCACTCGACATAGTTCGACTTGGCGGTTTCCTTGCCGATGTTGGAGATAAAAGGCGTTTCCTCCCGCGCTACCTGATAGATGGCATCCATCAGATGTTCGCGGACGTTTTCACCTTCTGCGGTCGAATTCAGGTCGTAGCGGTCAACGCTACCCGTAAGCTGTGCGCCAGCCATAAATTACCCCTTACAAATGAGTGTTACAAAAGT